CTATCCTTGAACGCACTCTAAAGACTATGAGTGCAGTGCAGGCCCGCATCCACTTTGCGATGAAGCAAGAGTTGGGGCTACTCAAGAATATTATTGCGGCGTATACCCCAGAAGACTATTCTTATGAGCCTGAGAGCGGTGGTCGCAAGGCCAAGCGGTCTGACTATGATGACGTGGATGTGATACCCGTTAGCGATCCAAACGCCTCGACAATGGCGCAGAAGATTGTGCAGTATCAAGCTGTGCTTCAGTTGGCACAACAGTCTCCCCAGTTATATAACCTGCCGCTCTTACATCGTCAGATGTTGGAGGTGTTGGGCATTAAGAATGCTGAGAAGTTGGTTCCGATGGATGAGGATCAGAAGCCTACAGATCCAGTATCCGAGAACCAGAATGTGCTCAAGGGCAAGCCCGTCAAAGCGTTTGCTTATCAAGATCACAAGTCACATATCGTGGTTCATATGTCTGCTATGCAAGACCCGCAAGTCATGCAGTTGTTGCAGAACAATCCTAATGCACAGGCTCTACAAGCAGCAATGCAGGCTCATATCAGTGAGCACTTAGGCTTTGAGTATCGTGTACAGATTGAGCAGCAGCTTGGTATGTCTCTACCTCCACAACAGGATGAGAGTGGCGAAGAAATCCATATGGATCCCCAAGTGGAAGCTAGGTTGGCTCCGCTACTTGCACAGGCCGCACAACAGCTATTGCAACAGCATCAAGGTCAAGCTGCTCAACAACAAGCACAGCAACAAGCACAAGACCCGTTGGTACAGATGCAAATGCAAGAGTTGCAGATTAAGCAGCAAGAGCAAGCACGCAAGGCTCAGAAAGACCAAACGGATGCTATGTTCAAAGCACAACAGATAAAAGTGGATGCACTTAAAACTGTGATGCAGTCTCGCAACCAGAAACAACTTGGGCTATTGCAAACTGGTGCTGATGTTATAAAGACTATTTCAGAACAAGTTCATCAGAAAAATACCCAGATTGCTGACCAAAACCATGACCGTGGGCGCACTGAGTTTCAAACTTTAGCTCGCAATGAGCATGAGAGAAAGAAACAAATTGCGGAACAAAACCACGACAAAGGTAGGACAGAAGCTAATATTGAGGCACAAAAACTCAGAAATGCTATGCCTAAACCACCAACAGGAGGTAATGAGTAATGGATGTCTTCAGTACTTTAATTAAAGAATTTGACGAAAGAGTTTCTCAGATTAAAGACTACATGGCCGAAGGGCGTGTGGAGAATTTTGAGGACTATAAAAAACTTTGTGGGGAGATCAAGGGTCTGCTCTTTGCAAGGGGATACACATTAGACCTGCAACGAAATTTAGAGGAATCAGATGAATGAAATTCTATTGGGTACAAACCCCGATAATCCGGTAGTAGTTGGCGCATACAACTATGAGGCGACAGAAGCCGAAAAAGCAAAGCAACTCCCAAGGCCATCAGGCTACAAGATTCTTTGTGCGATTCCCGAAGTAGAAAAGGAATTTGAAAACGGTATAGCTAAATCTGACGAGACAATTAGAAACGAAGAAGTCTTAACGACTATTTTGTTTGTGGTTGCGATGGGGCCAGATTGTTATAGCGATAAAAACAAATTTCCCACAGGCCCGTGGTGCAAAGAAGGTGACTTTATTTTGGTTCGGCCAAATGCTGGAGCAAGATTAGTTATCCACGGCAGAGAATTTAGGATTATTTATGACGACACAGTAGATGCTGTTGTAGATGATCCACGTGGTATTAGACGTAAATAAAGGAGTACAAAATGCCTGAATTTGAAAAACAAGAATTTAAATTTCCCGATGAAGTTGAAGATAGTCCTGAAAACGATATCAGTATTGAAATCGAAGACGATACCCCAACCGAAGATCGTGGAAAGACACCACTACCAAGACCTCTAGTTGAAGAGCTAGAGAAAGACGAACTTGATTCTTATGATGAGAATGTCAAGGTCAAACTCAAACAAATGCGTAAGGTTTGGCACGATGAGCGCCGTGAAAAAGAATCTGCATTACGTGAGCAACAAGAGGCTTTAACACTGGCTAGACGTTTGCTAGATGAAAATAAACGAATGAAAGGTTTATTGTCGTCAGGCGAGAAAGAATACGTCTCAACTGTGCAAAATGCGGCAAATATGGAGCTGGAAATGGCGAAAAAGGCTTATAAAGAAGCCTATGACGCTGGTGATACAGATGCCATTATTGAAGCCCAACAAGCCATGCAAGTCGCTAATTTGCGCATAATGCAGGCAAAAAACTACAAACCTACTTTACAAGAACCTGAAATTGAAGTACAACCTCAACAACAGCAGGTTCAACAACCTCCTAAACCAGACCAAAGAGCGATGGCGTGGCAAGAACGCAATCAATGGTTTGGACAAGATGAGGAGATGACTGCCGCTGCTTTAGGCTTACACGAAAAGCTCAAACGCAATGGTGTGGTAGTTGGATCTGATGAATACTATGCGACATTAGACAAAACAATGCGCAAAAGGTTTGCGGAAAACTTCGAAGAAGAAAAACCCGAACCGACCCGTGCTAAACCTAGCACTGTAGTTGCTCCTGCGGTTAGAAGCACATCTTCAAACAAGATAAAGCTTAGAACTAGTCAAGTAAGCATTGCTAAAAAACTAGGCTTAACCCCCGAACAATATGCTAGAGAAGCACTAAAACTGGAGTCCCAAAATGGCTGAAAATAGATTGACAAGAGAACTAGAAACACGTGCGGTTGTGGAGCGTCCAAAGCAGTGGTCGCAGCCCGAATTGCTACCCGAGCCAGACAAGCAGCCCGGATTTGCATACCGTTGGATTCGTGTCTCAACGCTTAATACTTCTGATCCTCGTAATCTTTCTTCAAAGATTCGTGAAGGTTGGGAGCCTGTTGCGCTTGAGGAACAACCCAAATTTAGACTGTTAGCCGACCCTCAAAGTCGTTATAAAGACAACATTGAAATAGGCGGATTGTTACTTTGCAAAACTCCTGAAGAGTTTATTGAGCAGCGTGATGAATATTACGCTAAACAAACACAAGCTCAGACGGAAGCTGTAGATAACAATTTAATGCGTCAAAGTGACCCAAGAATGCCTATCTTTAAAGAGAGAAAGTCTTCTACGTCCTTTGGAAAAGGTATTTAAATTTAATCAGGAGTCCTAAATGGCTTATCCAATCATTCCCGCACCTTACGGGTTTAAGCCTGTCAGTGAGTTCGGTGGATTGCCCTACGCAGGGTCAACCCGCATGTATCCCATTGCCAGTGCCTATAGCACGTCTTTGTTCAATGGTGACATTGTTCAACTCTCTGGTGGTACTATTGTTACCACTACCATGTCTGCTGCCTCTTCTCCTGGAACTGCTGTTGCAGGTACATTAGGCATTTTCCTTGGCGCTGAATATACCAATTCATCCAGCCAAATCGTTCGTGGTCAATACTGGCCTGCCAATACTGTGTCTAACTACGCAGTTGGTTATGTCGTTGATGATCCACGTACAGTGTTTAAAGCAGTGATGGTTGCCCAAGGTACATCTTTGAGCAATACAGCTTCTACAGTTGGCTATGCTAACGCAACCTTTATTGGTTCTAACCTCTATGCCGTCACAGGTACAGCAGGTAACACCACTACTGGTGACTCAGCAATGGCTGTCTCTGGTGCTGTTATTAGCTCTGGTACTTCTGGTAATACTCGTATTGCTTCAGCACTACCCTTCCGTTGCGTTGGTATCGTTCCTGATACAGCCGTTAGCGTTTCAGCCACTGCTTCTACTTCTGGTTCAAGCACAACTGTGACATTGACTGCTTCAAACTCTGCAATCCAACCTGGTATGCAGTTGATTGCCCCCACAGGCACAGGTTCAGCACAAGGTAACTATATTTCTGTTACTAACGTGAATGGTACAACCGTGACTGTAAGCAGCGCTGTTACTCTTGCTTCTGGCACAGCAGTAACTTTCATTGGCTATCCCGAAGTTTTGGTTACATGGAATGCAACATTCCAAGGTATGACCAATACTGCTGGCGTTTAATTAAGGAGCTAACAAATGGCTATTTCACGCGCACAACTATTGAAAGAGTTGCTCCCAGGTTTGAACGCTTTGTTCGGTCTAGAGTACGCTCGCTACGGCGAAGAACACAAAGAAATCTATGAGACAGAGACTTCTGAGCGTTCTTTTGAAGAAGAAACCAAATTGTCTGGCTTCTCAGCAGCACCAGTTAAGGGTGAGGGCACTGCCATCTCCTACGACAATGCGCAGGAAGCATGGACAGCTCGCTATAACCACGAGACTATCGCTCTTGGCTTTAGCTTGACAGAAGAGGCTATTGAGGACAACCTCTATGACTCTCTATCTGCTCGCTATACCAAAGGCTTGGCCCGTGCTATGGCTTACACCAAGCAAGTTAAAGCAGCGGCTGTTTTAAATAACGGCTTTAATGCTACTATTGTTGGTGGTGACGGCGTGTCTTTGTTCTCTACGGCTCACCCCCTAGTGAACGGCGGTACAAATGCTAATACTCCTTCTACCCCTGCTGATTTGAATGAAACTGCGTTGGAAAATGCTGTTATTCAGATCGCTGCTTGGACAGACGAGCGTGGCCTTTTGATCGCTGCTAGACCCAAGAAGTTGATTGTTCCTCCAGCATTGATGTTCGTTGCAACCCGTTTGCTCGATACAGAATTGCGTGTTGGTACAAACAACAATGACATTAACGCTCTAAAGAACAATGGTTCAGTGCCTGAAGGCTATACTGTCAACCACTTCTTGACAGCACCTAATGCATGGTTCTTGACTACTGACGTACCAAATGGTATGAAACACTTCGAGCGTACACCATTGCAAAACTCAATGGATGGAGATTTTGATACAGGTAACGTACGTTATAAAGCTCGTGAGCGTTACAGCTTTGGCTATTCCGATCCTCTCGGAATCTACGGTTCTTACTAATTTAGTATTAGTTTTAACCTTTAAAAAGGCCTTTCGGGGCCTTTTTTATTGGGCGTATTGTACTTATTATCTCGTTATGCGTTACCCGTATCGTAACTTGTTTTCGAAAAGTATTTAGAAAATATATTTGACAATCGTCATCCATTGATATATAGTTAAGGCTTCTAAAAGGAGTTAACTATGTTTTATGTTTATGTTTATCGTGATCCCCGCCCTCTTAAACTAGGCCAGCCTGTATACGTAGGTAAAGGTACAGGAGATCGTGACTTATCGCATTGGTCTAGGGGGTCTCATAACAAACCATTTCAAGACTTTATTTCACATTTAAAGCAACGCAACTTTGTCGCTGTTTGTGAGCGCGTATTTGAAACTGAAAACGAAGAAGAAGCTTTTGCCAAAGAAATGGAGCTTATCAAACTGTACGGGCGGCGAGATTTAAAAACAGGAACACTATTTAATTTAACTGATGGTGGCGAAGGCCCAAGCGGGTATATTAAAAGTGATGCAGAAAAAGAAGTTGATAGGCATGGAACACTTATAAATTGGCAAAACCCAGAATATCGTGCCAAAGTAATTGCGGCACAAACTAAAGCGCAAAATACCCCAAAAGCGCTTGAATCCAAGTCAATCAACTCTAAAAAGATGTGGGAAACACAAGGGGACACATTGGCTAAAAATATCAAGGAAGCCCGCAATACAGAAGAGTCCAAAGCTAAAACCAGTGCGCAAGCTAAAGCTCAGTGGGCTGACCCTGATTATGCTGCTAAACAAACTGCGAACAACAAAGAAATTGCTAACCGTGAAGAGGTTAAAGCCGCTAAGAAAGCCGCAGCTAAAGCACTATGGGCTAACCCAGTTTGGAAGGCAAAAATGATGGCCGCAAGAAATAACAAAAAACTTCTTGACACGCCCAAGGAATAGTGTATATTGAAGGCTGTCTGGGATTTTTTCTCTTGTTGCCAGCCCGCCCAGGGGTCACGATGCAACGATTAACAAGAGACTTTTGCATAAGGAATTATCATGGGACGTAGTACTTTTGAAGGGCCAATCATATCTGGTGACCAGCGTTTTGGCCCCCTTCGTGATATTGGATATACAGTTTTAGAGCAAGACTGTTATATTGATTTATCAAACACAACTCTTGGTACTGCTGGCTACAGCGGTGGTTCAGGACAGTTTGTTTCTTCCAATACCATCCCCAATTTGAACGGTGTTGTCTATACACCCAACTCTACTTTTCTAACTACTGGCCCAACAGTACAGACTCTACCTGCTGATACATCTACTCAAGTGTATCGTGGCGTGGTAATGTACTTGCCTATTAATAGCCAAATCATCGACATCACTGTTGATTACATTTTGGCTATTACAGGCGAAAGCGGTGCAACACTCAGCAATACCAGCGTGTTTGTGTCTAACAACTATACTGCTGGTGGCGGCACACCTATTTATGGTACTGCTGTAATCTCATCTAGTACTGGTGTAGGTACTGCTGGGCGTTTGTCCAATACTTTTACTGGTACAAACTTGTTGAACATGACTTCTACCACTTCGGATATTCAAAACCCCCAAGTTGGTACACAGCCTAGCTTTTTCTCTCAAGTTGTGTTCACATTGTCCATTACTGGTACAAGTGTTGCGGCTCCTACTGGCGGCAAATTGAATTTCACTTTGCGCTATGCACAGAACGATCCCAATATCGGTAACTTGACAACTTACCCCTACGGTAACTTTGACTGATCTTCTGGGGGCTTCGGCCCCCGTCTTTAATTAAGGAGATTATTCATGGCACAAAGTCCAAATGGTGTACCCAGCAC